GGCGTCAGCCTCACCTCACGCAAAAATTCGTCCGAGAATTTAGCGGCTCGCACTTTACTAAACAACTTGTACAATAACTCCGAGACGGATAACTTTACTGGCGTCTGGTAAACTTGTAACGAAGGCGACTCCGTTACAGACCTCTCCCCAGCTAACGGAGTCGTCTTCTTTACATTAAGGATTAATGCAATGTCAGTCGAGCTTTTTGATAATCACGATAACGACCGCGCCGAATACGTTATTGATGAACCGTTAGACCTCAGGCCTGACCTTTCACTTATCGGACTAGAAGAAGTTGACAAAGGTGTATGTGCTGATACATTTGAGAACCGACAGATATTACGGCGAGCGCAACTAAACTGGGACCCTGTCTATTCAACCAACGGTATCCCTACTGGACTAATACGGGCCCGCTCTAAACAAAGCACTATTGAAAGACGGATACTTTCCCTTGCGGAAAAGAAACCGATTATGGTTGACCCTAGTAACCGCAACTCAGATTACCTAACCGGCCTGGACTTGATAGCGGAAGAGAAAACGGATTACCTGGTACCCCCATGGGTGATTCACGCTTCCCGACTTTGGATTAAGGAACAGAACGAAGGCGGCCCGCGTAGTGAAAAACGTCAACCGCTCGCCCTCCCTCATCGTTGTCGCCAAATCAAAGATGACAATATCCGTTGTATGCTATGGTCCAGCGGACGTCCTAAAGATGACGGCCTGTGCAGAATCCACTTAAGAAGTACCAAACATAAAACATCGGATGACATTGAGCGTGCTCGTACAAAGTTGATGCAAGCTGCACCTTACGCCGTAGATGTTCTAGAAGAGCTAATGGAAAGTGCAGAGTCTGAACCGGTGAAGTTGAAAGCCGCCACTGAGATTCTTGACCGTGCCGGAGTTCGAGGTGGTATTGAAGTAGATACCTCGGTCAACATTGACGTAAGACCAGCGGCCAGCATCATTGCTGAGCGACTACAACGTCTAACCACTACAGCAATGGAAGCATCTGCTAGGCTTGCACCAGAACAAGAACCAATTGATGGCGAAGTTGTAGAAGATGACGGCCAGGAAGAGAAACAAACAAATGACTAATCCAAAGTTGGAAGACATAATCCAGGCCGCTGAGCTGCACTACCAGAATTCACTAAGCGATATCGAGAATGCATCTACCCGCATCGAACATCTTCGCCTTAGTGCTCTTGCTGAAGAAGCGAAACTCATCCGGGACATGCTGAGCAACTTTGCATTAGGGCTTGTTTACACGCACACAGCTGCAGTTACTTCATTCGGCCCGACTCACGAAAACTAGATAACGGCTCGTATCCAGGGAGACTTTGCATTAATGTTTAAAAGAAGACAGCCGCCAGGAAAACCGGCCCGCACTAAGCGGGAACAATTTATCGCAACGGTAAAGAATTACAACGGATACCAGGCAAACGCCGGCCTGCGTAATCAGTTTGGTGCGATAGTTGGATATGACGGACTTCCCTGGGCCGGAGCATTCATTGATGTAGCGGCCCGTGACGCTAATGTAAAGTTACCAGCTTGCGTGCAAACGGCAAGCGCACTTGCTGAATTTATCCGGGATGGTCAACTTCGCACTAAGCCGTTGCCTGGAGATATAGTCTTCTTCGCAGCCGCTGAGGAATTCGCGGCAAGCGCTTTTGAGATGCCACATGTTGGTGTGGTAGTAGACGTTCGTGAGTTTCACATAACGGGCAAGTTCCTGAGCATCGAAGGTAATACCCGCGGTGGTAATCCAAAGTTTGCATCGACTCAGATGGACGGGGTCTATCAACGGATTCGTCATTCGACTGAAGTACTTGCATTTGCCAGGCCCCTGGAATTTGAAGGAGCGGCTCGCTTCCAACTTTTCACTAAGGTTATTCAAAAGCTCAGAGCTGCTGAAGTCCTGGACGCAGCCTCTGTCAACTTTGCATCAACGGACTTACCATCAATAAACCAGGCAGCCTTACGGGCAGGCAACCGCAACCGCCAAGTAGAAACGGTTCAGTTAGCACTAAGCCTGGTGACGGACATCAAAGATGCGGCCCGCGGTGTATGGGATTCATCAACGGAGTCTGCCTACCAGAGATGGCAGCGGTCTATAGGATTTGTCGGCAAGGATGCAAGCGGCATGCCTGATAGGTCTAGCCTTCAACGGCTCGGACGTGAGACGGGCTTGTTCACAGTCCAGGACTAACCGGATGCGAACTGTATCCTAACTTTGCACTAACGGCGAGCTCAGCTGCCGGATACCTCAAGCTCCAACTTTGCACTAAGCAACGGCTTGCTTCCAGCCGCCTGGAAAAATCACCGGCCTGCCCAACACACCATTTTCAGCAACGGATAAGATACAAACATGCAACATATAGAAATTCACGTTATTGAATCCGACCGCGACATTGACGCTGCTGTAGAGTGCGGCCTGCTTGACGGACCGTTCGCCATTGACCCCTGCGAGCATTGCGATGATGAAGTCGGAGTCCTTGGTAACTTCCACCCGTTCGTCATTGTGCTCAACGGAGATGACCAATGGATTTTGTGCTACGACTGCTCGTTGCCTTTGTTTGACCCAAACCCGTCAGACGACTATCTAGATGATGACGAAGATGAGTCCGACGAAGATGACGGGTTCTTGCTTTACTAATCCGAAGTTAAGAAGTGACGGCTGACTAGCCATCAACAACTTTCCACTAACTCCTTAATACAAAGTGTATCACACAGGTTGCCAAAAAGCAACAACATTTAGAAATCCTTGTGAAAAAATGAATACAGGATTTTTGCGACACGCTTGACAAGTTCCGAGAACCTGTGCTAAGTTCTCTGGTATGAAACGAATTAAGACACCAAAGCCAACTCCAATAGAGGTTGGCGACTTTGAGTTAACTTCTATGGAGTTTAACGATTTCCCTACTCGCTATACCCAACGCAAATACTCTGTGCTAAACGAGGAACACTCGCTAGGTATCATTGAGGGCATAGAGGTTTGGATTGGTATTGAGTATCTGTGGAACGAGTGTCCAGACCCGAAAGACCCAACTCACGCTAAGCATTTCAGGGACTATACCAAAGAGGAACTATCTAGGTATAAAGAGTGGGACAGTAGCGTTGGTGAGACTTATTACAGATACAAGAAAAACCTACACGAAAAGCAGAGGTGGGGATTTATACGCATAACCTTAGCTTCGTTCGCAAATGGAATACAGATTGGCGACATTTTGATAGTAGAGAAGTTCGCAGAAACAGGCTACGCACCTAGTCTTAATACCTACGACATTGGCGACCCTATCTACCTAGACCAGACAGGAACTATTCGCAACTGGATAGAGAACAATCAGCAGGCTATTAAGGACTTCGCAGAGGAAAGACGAATACTCGCCTACGAGTTGATAAACGACACGCTAAAAAAACTTAATCACTAAACTTGACAAATGAAAAGTTTAATGCTTTAATGACTAAGTAATAACAAAACATCAAACGAACGGAAAACGAAATGACAACAACAGCAATAACAGAGAACAGCGTTATTGGTAAGGCTCTCTACTTAGAGTTAGTTCCTACTGATACCTCTGCTGATAGCAGGATTACCCAAATCCTTATCACGCCAGAAGCATACGACCACACAGGCAACTTTGTTGGTATGGCTCTACACTCACGCACTATCTCACCTAGTTCGCCACGAAAGCAGTGGCGTATCAACTTCTCTGATGTAAATAACAAAGAGGTCTTTGACAGCAGAGTTCTTACAGGAGTAGGTATGAGTTCGCCACTAGCACAGGAACTCGCTGTGAAAATGGTTGCTCGCTTTGAAGCTTCACTCGCAAAGCAGGTATCATACAAGTTCGTAGTTCGCAACAGACCAATCGTAGTTGAGGTTTCAGCAATAGACCTTAACGAGATTAGTAAATACACAACACCACAGGCTCTAATGCGTAGATTACAAAAAGCCAGAGTTGCTTGTGCTTTCCCCGAAAAACTAGTATAATCAAAATAGTCAAACTAACAGAACGGAAAATCTAAAATGACTACATCACCTATCACCGAACAAATAGACACTCTCTACCCAGACCTATCAAGTCTTATCTATGGAGTTGCTATTCAGAACCTAGACCCAAGTGGAGTTCCTGCTGGTCTAGTATCATTAATGCCAGCAGAAGCAAGGGCAACTTTGCGAGCAAAAGGCGACAACAAATCAACCCCGAAAGAGAAACCACCTGTGAGTGTAGATAGCCTAGTTGGTGAAACTAAATACCCACGACCAAATGGTCAGGATTACTATTCTCGCACTTGGGGAACTCACTCTGACATTGAGGTTCTGCGTAAAGCCAGAACTCTAAGTCAGTTTATCCTGCTCTATGGAAGTCCAGGAACTGGTAAGACAGCACTCGTTGAGGGTGCGTTCCCAGACGAGTTGGAAACTATCATTGGAACAGGCGATACAGAAGTCGCTGACTTCGTTGGTGGCTATGTCCAAACTCCGTCAGGTGGCTTTGAGTGGATTGACGGACCTTTGGTTAGAGCAGTTGAGCAGGGTAAGGTTCTGCTGATTGACGAGATTGGTCTGATTGACCCAAAGGTGCTTTCACTTGTCTATGGTCTAATGGACGGACGAGATGAAATCACAATCACACAGAACCCAGAACGAGGAACTGTTAAAGCCAAGTCAGGTTTCTATGTCGTTGGTGCGACCAACCCTAACGCTGTTGGAGTTCGTCTATCTGAAGCTTTGCTTTCACGCTTTTCTATTCAGGCTGAAATGACTACTGATTGGTCTTTGGCTAAGAAGTTGGGCGTTCCTGTTCCAGCAGTTACAGCAAGCCAGAACCTATCCAAGAAACAGCAATCAGGGGAAATCAGTTGGTCGCCTCAAATGCGAGAACTCCTAGCGTTCCGAGATGTAGCCAGCACCTTTGGAACTGCTTGGGCAGTTTCCAACCTAATCGCTTGCTCGCCTGAAAACGACAGGTCAGTTGTCGCTGATGTCTTTACCAGAGTGTTTGGTGAGGAAGTCAGGTCAGCCAAGATTTAGCAGTTCCGTTCCTGCTAAAAGGGAGTGTCAAGAAAGTTGCGAAATGGACTTGACACTCCCAACCAAAACTGCTAAACTCGCAGTAGAACGAAACAACAAACAAAGGAAAACAAATGGGACATTTATCAAGACTAGCAACACGCACTAGTGAAACTCCGAAAGCGTGGCTATCAACTTGTGCGACTATTGGACAAATCGCTAACGAGTGGGCAGGGCGTTCTGACCTCGTTGTGTATGGTGGCAAAGACGCAGGTATGGGTGAAGCGATTGCTTGCTTTATTCCTGACACAGCAGAGATTGAGGTAAGCCTACCTAACGCTTTTGGTGAAGTTACCACGCCTGAAATGGTTGGCGATTTGAAGCTAAGAAAAAACCAATACGAGTTTCCAGAAGCCATTGGTGTTATCTATCACGAAGCACTACACGCTAGATACTCTGGTTGGGAACACTCACGCTTTGACGAACTGTTTAAGGCTAAGGAACTAACTAAGCGTGAATACGACAACTTCTATCTGTTAGAGGAAAGTCGCATTGAAGCGTTGGGTGCGAGCCTTATGCCTAAGAACAGATTGTTCTTGCGTTCGTCTGCTCTCAAACTTTCACTTGGCGACATCAACGAAAAGATTGGTGAGATGTCTGCTGTCGCAGTTGCGAGCCAACTAGCAGGGCTGGCACTTGCGAGAGTTACAGGTGGCGTATTAGAACCTGATGATGTCTATCTGATTGAGGACAAGGTTTCAGAAGTTCTTGGCTACGACTTGCTAGACAAACTTCGTGAGATTTGGACAGAGTTCCAAACTCTATCTCACCACAACCCAGCACACTTCGTTCGTGGAGTGGAACTTGCTAAACTCTGGACACAACTTGTCAAGGACAAAGCAGTAGAGCAGGGTCAAGAGCCAGAGCAGGGCGAGGGCGAGGGCGAGGGCGAGGGTTCTGGTGCTGGCTCTGAAATGTCTGACGAGATGAAAGAGATGATTGGCAAGATTATCTCTGACCTGATTGAAGCTGTTGAGAACTCTGCTGACGATACTGCTCTGGCTACTAATGACGATTTGGCTGACCAGCAAGACCAAGAGGAAAGTAAGGAACAGGCTTCAGAAAAGAGTAAGAAGTCAGAACAGCAGAACAAGGACAAAGAGATTGCTAATAAGATTTTCTCTCGTTCGTCTGGTGGTGGCGAAACAGGTAGTTCCTCTACGCTGATTGAAACTCGTCAGCCTACCAGCGAGGAACGCATAGCAAGCGTTCGTGTATCACAGATGTTGGAACGAGCAAAGTATCGTGAGAGAGATGTCGTTACCAAGACAGGTGTAGTTCCTGCTGGCAGACTTCGCACTAGAACTTTGGTTCAGGGCAAAGCGTTAGAGAGCAAGGGTATCAAGACCCAAGTTGAAGCGTGGGAACACAAGACACGCAAATACACAGACGAGCCAACTCTGTCTGTTGGTGTAATGGTAGATGTATCTGGCTCTATGGGGAACGCTATGAACCCTCTCGCAACGACAGCGTGGGTTCTCGCTGAAGCAGGTCGCAGGGTTCAGGCGAAAACTGCTATGGTCTATTATGGCTCTGGCGTATTCCCAACTCTCAAAGTCGGTCAGCGACTTCCAGAGGTCAAGGTCTATACAGCACCAGACGGAACTGAAAAGTTTGGTGAGGGCTGGTCTGCTCTAAATGGCTCGCTTGATTTACTTTATGGGCGTGGTGCGAGATTGCTCGTAATCGTTTCTGACGGACATTACACAGGTGGCGAAAGCAAGAGAGCAAAAGAAGTTATGAAAGAGTGCCAGCGTAACGGCGTGGCTGTGATGTGGATTTCACCTGACAAGATTGGGAGTAATGGTGCTTACGACATTGTTGCCGAGAACTCCGAAGCAGTTTTGATTGACGGAACTGCTGGCAAGGACATAGCAACGCTGATTGGTTCGGCGTGTGCGAAAGCATTGGAACAGGTCGGCAAGCGTAATGCCTAACTAGTTCCACAAGAAGTCCGTCAGGGATTGAGCAACGCTGTTTTTGTTGTCCCCTTTCACAGCAGGTTCTCCCTGACGGATTAGAAACCCTCTGATAGTTTATTCCCATTTCCTATCAGGGGGTTTCGTCTATCTGGCGAGCTTCAAATGTAGATGAGTTCCAGTAGATGCTGATGAGTGTGCGAACTTTACACTAACTAATACAAAGTTGTCAAGCCGAAGATTTTTACTTTCTCTGTTGTATTCATTTTTTCACTAAACACACTCGTAGATGAGTTTGACTTTTGATTAGTCTTAGTGTAAAGTGAGGGTATGATAATAGATACAGAAGCGTTTCCATACACGAACGAATACGACATCAACCTCTACTACGACAAAGAGAGAAGTAGGTTGCTCGTTATCGCCTACGAACTTGATTGGGAAGAGGACAAAGACAATAAGGGCGAATACATACATTGTCTTAACAACTACGACAATCCAATAGAACTCTGCGAGATAGACGACGCCACACTCAAAGCGTGGGACTTCTATGTATCTGACCATTGGACAACTCGCACACACTTTGAAGTGGAGTTCGCACACCTGCCTATGTTGCTACACATTATGAAACCACACCTAGAAAGTTTGCCAGCATACGAGGCGTTTCTGCCTTGACAAATAATCAAACTTGCTGTAAGGTGAAACTAACACAAAGAGAAAAGGACAATACAAATGCCAAACTGGGTCTATAACAGATTGAGTGTTGAGGGTAACCAACACGAACTACAAGAGTTCGTTGATAAGGCTAGAAAGCAAAATGAAACACGCTGGCTATCTGAACAATGGATTAGGAACGAGGACGGAACTAATACTTCCGTTGAGGACAAAGACCGAAAGATTGAGGTTGAGTTATCGCCAGAGTGCGACTTATCATTTTGGAACTTCGTAGCACCACCAGAGGAAATCTGGTCTGAATACTTTGGAACTACTGGTTTCGTTGAGGGCGTGGGCTTTACTGGCGAGAAGTCAGATAACAACATAGACGGCTCTAATGGCTGGTATGGCTGGAACTTAGAGAACTGGGGAACTAAGTGGAACGCCAGAGATGTTGATTTAACGCAAGACGAAAATGAAGCTGTCTATACTTTCTCTACGGCTTGGTCTATCCCCGAACCTGTCTTTCGTGCTATGGCAGAACAACACCCGACCTTGACTTTCACTATGGGTTGCGAGGAAGAACAGGGTTGGGGTGCTGAATACTCAGCAAGGGACGGCTCGTTGTATCTTGATAAAGAGTGGGACATACCACAGAGCCACGCTGACTATGTTGCTAAGGACGACGAGGACGGCTGTGTCTGTGCTAGGGACGACGACCAAGATGATTGGTATTCCGATTGTCCGAGAGAGGACGGCGAGTTCCTAGTTGTTGTTACCAAGACTTACAAAGTCAGAACCAACACAGCCGAGAACGCATACGCACTTATCCAAGAGAACGGCAACGACCCTGACGAACTTATGGAGTTCGTTGAGGGAACTCTAAACTCGTATGTAGTTGATACGGACGGCAAGCGTATCTATCCAACATTGGATAACTAATGAGAAGTTGGACTTGGACGGCTTGCTCTAAAAAGCTTCTTTGGATTAGCAGACGGATACACAGGCTCGCTTATTGGGTTGGCTCGCTATCCGATTTAGCAGACCGACACGCCAGACGGAAACGGATTTGACAGGCTCGCTTATCTGTGATAGTATGACGGATAGAACTTGATAACTCAATAAAGACTTGCTTGACAAACGCTGAACCATAGTTGGTGCGAGGGTAGGAGATAATGCTCATACCTTAATGTCCATAACGGCACTCGCAGAACCATAGTTGGTGCGTTGGGTTAGTGTAATGACGAACTCTCAATGTCAAGGAAACCGAGTGGATACTCGCTAAACTAGGTCTGTGGAGATAGAAGCACTTGTCCGTCAAGGACATAATCTAATTAGCTTAATGAGAAGCAGACCAAATTAAAAGACAGAGCAAAATGCGAAATACAGTTCCCAAGTGGAAGTAGCAGGGGTGGAGTTAACGCCACCAGAGCAATACTGCGAAAACACCAGCGAACTAAGTAGCACTCTGTCTTTTCTTTTACCCTCTGGACTTGTATTCATTTTTTCACAGCGAAGGTGAAGGACACTTTGGATTAGTAATGAAAAGTTCTGAAATGAGTTGCGAAATGTCATAGGCGTATGCTAGGCTGTCCCCTATGGACAATGAAAAACAAGTATGCGAGATGTGTGGCTTTGCTATGTCAGATACAGGCGAGGGTGCTTTTGAGTTGGAGTGTCGCTGTGCTGAACAGCAAGCACCAGAGTTTTATGTGTATGAGGCTGGCATAGAACAAATCTGGGCTAAACCAACTGAAACCAACTTCTATGTAATGCGTAATGGTGAAATGAGATACCACCTCTACACAGACGAGAACCACGAGTATTACGAAGTAGTCAAATACACCAGCGACTTCTTTGAACTTGGTGTCAAGACAGACAAAGACTTAGAGAAACTTCTGGACACGAACAGGTTAGAGAGCCTGAATAATCCTTGGTTTGAGATTTTCCACGACCAAGACGAGATGTGGGAGTATGGTGATGTGTTCTTTGAGTTGGACACAGCCATAGCAAAAGCGATAGAGTTAGGTAAAGAGAAAGGCTTTATGGTATGAAACTAAGAACAGCATTGGGCGACACGCTAAAAGAGTTACGCTTAGAGAAACACAGAACGCTTAGGGACATTTCTGGGCAAGCAGGAGTAGCACTTGGCTACCTATCTGAAATAGAACGAGGTAGAAAAGAAGCTTCGTCAGAAATCCTTGAAGCACTATCTATTGCTCTGGGTATCAGCCTGCCTGAAATCCTAATCCTCACAGCGTTTAATATGGGCGGGACTTTTCCAGACACGCCAGAGGGAATACTTGACAACTATCTTGACACTATGGTAGTATCAAAGTAGCAACAAACAACTAACAGAAAAGGACAAAATGATTACAAAGACATACACAGAACGCATTGGTTATTGTGCCGTTGATAGTGGAACAATCCTAATCACCGACCCTAGTTATGTTTCCGATTTCGTGGATAACAAAATGGGTGAGGCTGGCGTGGGACACTATTCTTGGGCTGGTGCTTGTGCTACAACTCTCACGGACGAGGGGGCAGGGCAACTTGGGTTTATTAGAACTGGTGGCGAGGGTGCTGGTATTGTAGCCAGAACTGGTTACGGGGACGGGTTCTATCCCGTCTATGCTCACTATGTAGAGGACGACAACTGGGGCAAGCGTGTTGCTCGCCTAGAAATCATTTTCATTGACGAGGACGAGGTTAACTAATGGAACACAACTTCTACGCAGACGAAAACGAAACGGGCTGGATACCAGATGTCAAGATGACTAAGGTTGAGGGCGACAGAACCGAACGGAGAGTTTGGTTTCTCTGGCAAGGCAAGCCTCAATGGTTAGAAATGTCCACGCAGTATGACGGGTTCTGGTTAGTCAGCGACACCAAATACACCGAGGACTTTGAGGAGTGGCTTGACGAGAACCTTGACGGGTATGACAGCCTAGAAAGTATGTTCTCAACGGGCTTGCTTGATGTAATCCCTGACACTTACTCGGTTGAGTTTGAGGTGGGCGAGTAATGGACGACTTTACAGTTTGGCAGAAAGCGACAGTTTGGTATAAGACCAAAGTAACGGCTGATAGTCCAGAGCAAGCCGTTAAGCTTTCGCAAGATGACGCAGAGAATACGGGCTGGGACATTGACTTAGAAACAGCAGTAATGTCTGACGAGTTTGAGGTCTATGACGAAAACGGCTCGCTAATGGAACTTGACAATACAGACGGCTTGGTGTAGAGTATGGGTATGAATAAAAACCAAACGGAAACAGGCGAGTATGTAGATGTCCTAATAACTTGGGACGGCGAGCAAACCGATACAGACGAAGTAACAGTTGTAATCGGGGACGGCTCGGTAGTGTATGACGATAACTACCCCTTTGACGCAAGAGTGTATTTCTACTTTGATAACCGAGAGCAGTTTGAGTTAGCAAAGACGGGAATAGTAGAGGACATAAACTTCCAAATCATAAAGGTTTTGGACGAGAAAGAAACGGAGTAAAAGTGCCAAAGACAAAAAAGATAGACACTTGGGATTGGTTCGTAGAACGCTACCAAGAACTCGGATACAAATCACTAAATCAGTTTGCTATCAAGCAGGGCTTCCAGAAGTCCAGCCTTAGCAGATACTTCCACAAGCAAAGACAAATGCCAGCAGATACTCTGGTTGCTGTTTGCCTTGCTCTCAAAGTCAAGCCAGAGGAACTTCTGGTTGCTCTGAACGAGTGGAAACGCTAGACCAATCTCGCAGAAAGAGATAACACCTGAGCAAGTGTTCTAAACTGCTCGCTACTTTTTTAAGCTTTTAATCTGTATTCATTTTTTCACCCACGACACGCTATTTCCCAAATGGATTTGACTTTGGAAATACTTAATGCTAAGTTTGACTTATGGCAAACACCACGACAGCAGGAAAGACTGCCTCAACATCAAGAGTAGTGATGACACCAACCACAGAGCCAGAGGTTCGCCTCTCGGCAAAGGGTCAAAAGGCAGTTCGGGAACTCCGAGATGCTCACAACTTGGAAAAGCAAGTTGCCGAAGTAGTAAAGGCTAGTCGTGAGATTATCCTTGACGAACTTGGCGACGAGCAGACCAAGTTTGGAACTAACGCAAAGGGACAGCGTTTAGTGAAAATCCACCTTGTCCAACCAAAAACCCCAACTCGCTACAACACAGCAGAACTCGTAGCGTTCCTTGCTAAGACACAGCCAGAAGTTTTGGCTATGTTTAGAGCAGAGGACGCAACTGCCACAGTTAGAGTTCTCACGCTGAACTAGCGTTGGTCAAAGAAAGCCAGCCAACTTTTCATTAAGGTTGGTTGGTTTTCTTTTTAAGCTTTTAAATCTGTATTCATTTTTTCACACGCAACACGCCTGTTCCTAAATGGATTTGCTTTACAGGGCTGGTTCTGGTAGAGTGAGGTTATGAACGAAGATGAACTGATTGAGAAACTGAAAACGCTTAGGGCAATGTTAAGCGACACACTTCTAGTAAGGGCTGGATTACAGGCACGAATAGAGGGCATTGAGACAGAACTAAAAGAGACAGGGCTGACACCTGACAGGGTTGGCAGTATGCTCACAGAGTTCGTTGAGATGAACGCACGACTAACTCTGGTTGGGTTGGAAATGAAAAGGATTTCTGATTGGTCAATCGCCAATCTGCCTAGTCAGTTCCACTTGACACTAGACGATTAGTTTGATACAATGAACACGACAACAACAAGAGCCAGAAAGGGCTGAAGCAAATGGGATTAGACCAATACCTATACGCAAGGAAATACATTAGTGGTAGCGACTACAAAAAAGTAGGTGGCGAACTAGTGAGAATACAGAACCAAGAATACGAAAACATAATCTCGCAGTTGGGATTAACTTCGTCTGATGTTGATGACGAGTATCCAAGTGTGGAGTTGAGTGTCAAAGTTGGTTATTGGCGTAAAGACAACCAGATACACAAGTGGTTTGTTGATAATGTCCAAGAGGGCGAGGACGATTGTAAGGCTTACTATGTATCGCCTGACAAACTCACAGACCTACATAACCTTTGTAAAGAGGTTTTATGGGAACACGACAAAGCAGAGAAACTTCTACCAAGACACTCTGGGTTTTTCTTTGGTGATGTTGAGTATGACGAGTGGTATTTTAAAGGCTTAGAGAAAACAGTTGAGATACTAGAACGCCTACTCGGTAATCCAAAGTTCTTGGGCTGGGACTTCTACTACGATAGTTCTTGGTAGAACCTAGCACCACAAAAGACCAGCCACCTAACCTTACCCCTTTCGGTTAGGTGGTTTCTTTTTAAGCTTTTAAAGTGTATTCATTTTTTCACACGACAAAATCTTCTGGGCGTGTGAGTTTGACTTTTCATTAGCGTTGGTGTAAAGTGGAACTATAAACACAGAACGAAACCAAAGTAGTTCTGAAAGGGACAAATGAAAGAACAAGCAACAACAATTACAGGTCTGGTAGCAACAACACCACGACACATAGTAACGCAAGACGGCTTGCCGATTACATCTTTTCGCCTAGCGAGTTCTGTAAAACGCTGGGACAACGGCAAGGGTGAGTGGGTTGATGGCGAAACAAATTGGTTCACCATTACGGCTTTTAAGCAGTTGGCAATCAACACGGCAACAAGTATCAGCAAGGGCGACCGAGTAGTTGTATCGGGTAGTCTGCGTGTGCGTGATTGGGACAATGGCGAACGGGCTGGCACTTCGGTAGAACTTGAAGCCGATACACTCGGACACGATTTATCGTGGGGTCAAAGCACCTTTACCCGAACTGTAATGGCGAAAGACGCAGAGTAGAACGGAACGGCTTGGGGGTAGGCGAGCATAACGGCTCGCCTATTCCTTTGCTAACGGCTCGCTTATGGCGAGCCTAACGGCTCGCTTAGGGCGAGCCTAACGGCTCGCTTAGGGCTTGACAACGGCAAGCCTATCTGGTATGCTGGAACTAACAACAATGTCTTAGAGAGGACACAAATGACAACGGACACACTAACAGAACTAAACGCTATGACGGAACGCAACGGACAACCTACTATCGCACTTTACAATCAGAACGAACGCTTGGTTGGAGTGGTTAACGGGTGGAGAGTTGCTGACGGAGTTATGAAACTAGACGAGAGCATTAGACGAGCAGTAGCAACTGACGAACTGACTATGCCTGAACTAGTGGAAATAGACCAGCAGATTTCCAGACTTCGCAAAATGCGTGGAACGCTTTAAACCAGAGCCGAACTTTTGTTCGGCTTTTTGGTTTGGCAGGTTTGTATTCATTTTTTCACTTGGAAAACTTCTCTGCGTGGGAACTTGATTATGTCAGTGGTATCTGCTAAGATTGAACTATGAGCAAAGGTGGTGAGGAAATGGAAACTAAAACAAAGGTTAACTGCTTAACTTGTGGCGAAGTAGTAGCAGTAGCAACCATAATTGTAAATGGGCAATACTCAACTTGGGAAGAGCCTGTTTGTAAGAAGTGCTTGCTTGCGTCTATAAACGACAACCCTGAAAGTCTGTTTGTTGCTGACGCAACTGACGACTAGCAGAGACTAGGTGTTGCCTAATAAACCAATACGAGAGATTGGATTAGGTGGCACTTTTTTATTTGCCGATTTTTTTAGTATTCATTTTTTCACCTGTGAAAATAGTAGCGTGGCAAGTTTGTATTAACTTTGGATTAGTGGTAAGTTAGTGATGTTGCCAAATGGTTTGGCACGAAAGGGACAAATGGAAAAACCAGAAATGTATTTTAACGACCTGCTAAGTAGCCACGCTGGACACAAACTAGAAGTGGTGGAATACTGCTGTGGTTTCTGTGGGGCGACAACTGACTACCTGCTTAGATGTATTCAGGAACAAATAGACGACACCTGCTATGACGACCCTGCTGGAATTGCTAGGCAGTTGGTATCACCTGAACACGAGTGCGAAAGAGTTTTAACAAAGTTAAAAGAAAATCTAAGTTCTGGGGAATAATTCTTAGGCTTGCTTGGTTACATTAAGTATGAACAAACAAACAAACGCCACACGAAAGGGCAGACAAATCAACACCAACGACAACACCAACGAAAACGACAACTTGCTAAACCCGAAGTTTGGGCTGAACACAGATACGCCAGACATCAAGGGTTTCTTAGAGTGGTTATTCAATCCCGAAGTTGATGAAGCTTTGGAAAAGTTTATCGCTGAACACGAAAACGACTAGCAACACGAACACCATTAGGCAGGGGCAACCCTGTCTTTTGGTTTGCCGAAACCTGTATTCATTTTTTCACACGACACACACGGGCAGGCGTGATGATTTGCTTTCAGGGCTGGTCTGTGGTAAAGTTATCTTGTTGTCGGGAAAGGCTCGGCACGAAAGGGAAACAATGGGAAACAGAGTAATAATTCAGGTTCAGAGTGAGAGATTTCTCACACCGATTAACATTTACGGGCATTGGGCAGGCGACCAAGCCTTACCTGCTGTCCGTAATGTGCTGGCACGGACAGGCAGGATAGGCGACCCGTCTTATTTGACGGCTCAACTGTTCTACGAGTTCGCACGGCTCGGCGAGTATGACGGCGAGTTATCTTTCGGGATAGACGCTTTCGGCTCGGACTTAGGGGACACAAACGACAACGACAACATCTATGTTAATGCTGACGACGGCTCGTATTGGGTCGGTAACGGCGAGCCGATAACGGAGTTCGCTGACGGCTCGGCAAGCAAAGTCTAACGGCTTGCGATTAGGGTTAACCCCCTTTCCCCTAATCGCAACGGGCGTGCCTATTCCGCCCTGACGGGTAGCAACCTTATCCCCTTTCGGTTGTTACCCGTTCTCTTTGACGGCTTGCTCTGTATTCATTTTTTCACCCGTAGAGTGTCGGTGCTTGCTTTTGTCGGTGCTTGCTGGTAGAGTTACCTTATGAACGAAAACACAAAGCAGGAAGTCTGTCCAAGTTGCTCTGAAGCAGTTACAGAGAGCAACCCTCTTATTGACGCTGAACGCTATTCAGTAAGCGATAAGACGGGTTATTGCCTAAGTTGCTATGACCCGACCCCGTATTATCCACAAATAGATTAATCAAGTCCCCTGCCTAATCAGCAGGGGATTTTTTTGCTGGTGGAAGTTGTATTCATTTTTTCACAAAGAAACGCTGGTTGAGGTCTTGATTTGCTATCTGGCTAAAAACTGGTAGAATTGTCTTATCAGTTGGAAATGCCAATTGGGAAAAGGGATAAAGTGCCAAACTACGAAGTGAAGATACAAGTTAACTATTCGGGAATTATTGTTGCGAATAGTGAAGCAGAAGCAGAAGAAAAGGCGTGGTCAGCGTATTATGGCGAAGATGCCGTTTTGGAATACGAAAGCGTTGAGAGCATAGAAGTAGAAGAAGAAGAAGAAGTAGAAGAAGAAGAAGAAGAAGAATAGGCGACACGACTTAAAATAATTCCCGTAGAAATACGGGAATTATTTTTAAGCTTTTAATTCGTATTCATTTTTTCACACCATACACGACACGACTAGGCTTAGTTTGAGTTTTAGTGTGAAGTGTGATACCATTGAGATACAACAAGCGAGAAAACTAAGTATCGCTGAAAAGGGAAAAATGACAAAAGAGATTATGAAATGGACACTCACTAGTAGTTGCGTGTGTGTCAATGAAAACGACGAACCAAGCGAAGAGTGTTACGACTGCTATCCAGACGAACTTGCTATCTTCACTAGTGAGATGTTAGTGCCTTACCTTGCCGTTAAGGGCTGGGAAATGGACACGCCTATCAAGGTTACCAACTCACGACTAGGCTGGCGTGGATTGAGTGGATACGCTTACACGACACCTGAAAAGTTGATAGACACGCTAGTTTTTGATGGCGACTGGACTTTACGCTTTGAGTTTGATGGACACGAACTAACTGCCGTCAGGTCATCTCACGACGAACCAATGGGGACAGGTAAGTTTGAGTTTGAGTTGAGCGACGAATACCAAGATGACTGAACCAATCACGCTAACAGGTGAGCAACTAGATACCCTAGTTGCTCGCTTGCTTAGTCAAGGTGAAGTCTATGACACCGAACCCGTAGAAGTCTGGTAACAGATTTTTTACGGCAGTCAGGGTGTATTCATTTTTTCACACCAAACACGCTGGGAATAAATGAGTTTGACTTAAGGTTCTATTAATGAGATACTTAACTTATGGAAAGGGAAACTATGAACAACTACGAGAAGTCATACAGCAACGAGCCGTTTTTAAATGGTCAGTTGGACATACCTATTTGGAGTGAAGTCCTGCCTAACCTTTGGCTAGGTGGCACGGCAGACAACGACAGAGTTGGTGATAAGCATTGCGAGTTTGATAGACGGGACATCTCTATCAAGATACGACACTTTGATAGTGTCTATACCTTTTATGCTCACGCCAATCCTGCCGATTGGCTAGTTAAAGAGTTCAGGTTCGGTTACTTTGATAGTGGCGAAACTGATTTTGACTTGGAAGCTTTTAAGCGTATTGCTCTAATGGCTCACGCTGATTGGAAACGGGGCGAGAGAGTTCTCTTGCGTTGCCAAGCAGGTCTAAACAGGTCTAGCCTAATCTTTACCCTAGTGCTAATGATTGACGGCTATACGGCACAAGACGCCATTGACTTAATGCGAGCCAAGCGACACGACAAGGTTCTATTCAATCCACACTTCGTAGAGTGGTTGCTGGCACAAGACTTAGAGTTCTGGCGAGCATAAACTCACGCTGAATAATCCCCCTGAAACTAGGGGGGTTATTTTTAATCTCACGATTTAGTATTCATTTTTTCACAGGGAATACGGCTTGGCGTGTTAGATTTTGTAATGTCGCTGGTTGCTGGTAAGATACAAGTATCAAGCAAATCGCTTGGTATCTAAAAAGGAAAAGGGTTATGAAAAAACTTATTGTTCGCTTAGGTCTTGCTGTATCAGTAATGGGTTCAGCAGTTCTGGCTAGTGAGATTGCTCATAGATTAATGGTTGAGTATTCATACTCATACGCTAACAACACGCTAGTTGCCTATGGTCGCTGGGAAACTGCTACTTGGGTATTGGCAGGTCTGGGAGTTGCTCTAACTATCTGGGCATTGGTAACTACACGAAAAGACTAAACACGATTGAAATAATCCCCCTAGCAATAGGGGGGTTATTTTTTTAAGCTTTGTAGCGTATTCATTTTTTCACAGATTTTTGGCTTGGCGTGGCGTGATTTGACTTTACAGGGGAGATAGTGGTAAGATACTAGTATCTAGTTCAGGTGATTAGATAGCACCACCAAACAGCACCATCAAAGTCCAAAGGGGACAAAAAATCAAAACTACAATCAGCACCACCACTAGCACCAGCACCATAACTGAAACACTTATCAAAGTGTCTAAGCCGATGGTTGATACCCTAGACCATTTGTCTAAGGTTAGAAGCCAGATTGCCGACCTTGAGAAGTTGGCAGACACCCTTAAGGCACAGGTTCTAGCCGAAGTTGGCACGACACCTGCGACCCTTATCCACCGAAACATTAAGGTTGCCAAGATTAGTGAAGTAATCACTCCACGACCAGACCTTAAGGTTCTCAAGTCTGCCTATCCTGAAGTTTGGGAAGCAGTGAAATACGATAGTCCAGCAATCAGGATTAACGTAATCCACACCACAATCTAAATCAGGTTGCCGAAGTCCCCCCTGCGAAATCAGGGGGGAACTTTGGATTAAGGGGGGAAAGGGTTGTATTCATTTTTTCACAGAAACACACCGAACTTTACCCTAATTTGTATTCCAGATAGTATTTTGGTATTATTGGAGTAGTTGGAAAGTCCAACAGAAAAGGGAAGTATGAAAGTAAAAATTGATTGGGGCGTTGTAGAAGACAGCCTAGACACCGCTAAGGGTATTGCGTTTGATACCTGCCACAAAATCTATGTTCTTATGGACACCGAGCAAGTTGCTCTAATGCGTAAATACGAATACGAAGAGATTAGGACAACAGAAGACCAGACACCAGCAGAGATGTTGGAAACGCTGAAAGATTGGTTCTCTAAGTCTTGCTCGCTTAAGTTTATTCAGGGCGTAGAAACTAATCACGAAGACCCGAACGCAGGATTTACAGACCTTATTCCACAATTCGCAACAGACGAAGACGAGTGCGAAGAGTGTTACGAGTTTGGTTGTAATGGCGAGTGTGAAGACGAAGACGAAGACGAAGACGAAGACGAAGACGAAGATTAAAAGCTTCGCCACAAAAGTCCCCGTAGAGATACGGGGATTTTTTGTAACAGATTCGGTTGGATTTGTATTCATTTTTTCACAGACAACACACGGGAATTGCGAGATGTTGCGTAATGTCTGCTCTATGGTGTAAAGTGGAAGTAGTTAGAAAGTCTAACTGAAAGGGAAGTATGGAAACTCAAACTGAAACACCAAGTTCTATCTTTGAGATAGACAGCAACACAAGGGCAGTTGCGTATCACACAGGGCAGTATAGTTCTACTGATGAATACGCTAGTGAGTTAGGCGTTAACCTAGACACAATTCAATCTGCTAGAGGTATGGCACACTTTGGCACAGACACCGAACTCTCTAATGGTATCCAATCCATAGTTGGCGACAGCGTCTATCAAGGCGACTTTGCTAACACCAAGAAACAAATTGGCAAATACCTAGACAGCAAGGGCGTTCCACACCTATTCTATGAACTCAAGGGCTATTCACAGGGCGAGTGGAATGAAGTTGTTGTCTATGGCAAGGGTCTTAGCAAGGGCGACTTAGAGAGCCTTATCAAGAGCATAGACACTTACTACAAGGGCGAAGTCTATTTAGTCCACATTGAGCAAGCAAAAGTCTATACGGCAGATGACGGCTCAACGCTTACAGAGTGGATACAAGATGAAGATTACGCTTACACCGAAGTTGTCCAAGAGTTCTTTGAGTTGGACAAGGATTATGTCCTGAATAACTTTGGATTGTAATCTCCCGAACTCTCCCCTTGCCGAAGTTGATAGGGGGAAAGTTTTTACCGAAGTTTTGTGTATTCATTTTTTCACCCCGAAACACCGAAGCTCCCCCTTAATTTGACTTTGTCGGTGGCAAGGTGTAGGATTACTATGTAATCAAGAAAGGCAAGTCGCCTAGATTACAGAAAGGGGTTTCCAATTGGAAACTACAGAGAAGAAAAAAGTCTGGGAACTAGTCCTAACTGGCGAGTTCGCAGAAGGTTACACTTACACGGGCTCAGCAGAGAACGATTACACGATTGCTATTTCTATGACTGGATTTACTTTTCTAGGGCTAATCAAACTAGAACGCCTAGTAGAAGAAGAGATTGCTAGAACTGCCGAGAACACCACAATTGCTCTACACCAAGAACACATTAACGAACTTACCAAAGTTCTAGAAGCAATCCAAAGGGCTAGAAAGTCCTAATCTCACCGAGAGTTCCCGCCCGAAAGGGCGGGGATTTCTTGGCAAGTTAGAGAGTATTCATTTTTTCACACCCTAACACCGCTGTCGTGTATGTTTTGCGAAATGTCGGGGGGTTGATGTATAATTAAGACATAACAAGAAAGGGGTGTCCAAAGTGGATACTAAGAAAGTGGAAACACTTGCTAATCACCTGATTACCAAGTTAAACCTAGAACAAAGAACAACACGGGAACAACTGCTATTTGTTGATAATCAAGTTGGTCGCCACATTGAGCAAGCGTTTAAAGAAACTCAAAAAGAGTATGAAACATCTACGCCAGTTGGCGAGATTGTAGTTACCAAACTTAAGCAAGAAGCCGAATTTAAGTTGGCAGTTTATTTGCGAGTGTGGTCAGAGATTACCGCCAAACTGCTAACGCTGTAAGCGGTTTCACGAAGTCCCCCTTAATGAAAAGTTAGGGGGGATTTTTGTTAGAAGATTTTGTGTATTCATTTTTTCACATAGAAACACGGGAAGCTGTGCCGATTTGACTATTTCTGGAAGTATGTGGTAAACTACTATTAGTAGTTGGAAACGCCAATTACAAATTTCCGAAAGGGGAAATTATGTCCTACTTCATCTTTCGCCAGAACAATTCTGGTGGATACTTCACTGGTCCATCTCTTTACTTTGTAGCAACTGCTGATGATGCTGATACAGCAAACAACATTGCTGTTGCTAATGGTCTTTACTTTGATGGCAATGGCGACTGCGACTGCTGTGGTTATAGATGGACACCAGTTACTTCTGCTGAAGCAACTGACACTTTGCCGACTATTACTGAACACGACAAGAAGTTCTCTCTTGCTGATGATGTAACTGCCATCATAATTGTTTAGGGTTAGGTCAAGATTATTCCCCGTAGAAATGCGGGGAGTTTTCTTTATCAAGTTTTAGCGTATTCATTTTTTCACAGCTAACACGGGAACTAGTAGGCGATTTGGAAATGTCCTGCCCCTGTGCTAAACTCCAAGTAGAGAACTTCTAAAGGGGAAGTTCCAAACTGAAAGGGGTTCGGCTAATGTCCGAACAAAAAAACCTAGTAACACTCTATCTCGCCAAACATACTGACGAGAGTTGGCATACATACTGCCGAGAGTGTGCCACCAAGTTTGGTGAAGAGCACCAGTTAGCGTGGAACACTTATCCATTTATGCCAGACACTATGGAAACTCCTGCTGGAGTTACACGCCCTGAAGATGAAGAGTATGAGCCTTTGGTCTATGCTCCTGATTGCTACGAGAGTGATACTCCTGCCAGTTGCGAAGATTGTAACTTGTATCTTGAGTGCGACCTGACCAAAGACGGCGTGGAGTATCTGCTGGACGAGTTTAACGAGTTCCCGAAAGATGTTATCGCCCTGTATCTCGGGGACGACTAACCCCTAGTTGCCGCAAACATTAGCCCCCCGTTGATACGGGGGGTTATTTGTTTAAGCCCCTGTAAGCCCCGTAGAGAGAGTTTTATTAGGGGGATTATGGTTCATCTTGTTTTAGACCCCTAAGCCTTCTACGAGCCTTACAGCCTCGATTTAGAGTATTACCCTTGCCTTGCCTCTGCCAGATACGAGATTGACCAGCACGACTGCTGTATTCATTTTTTCACCTCGGAACACGGGTTCGTGTTGGTATTTGACTTTTGTCACTAGGGGGTGCTAAAATCATAGTAGTTGGAAATGCCAACAAGAAACAACAAGAAAAAGGGTAAGTATGAAACAGGAAAATTTAATCCAGCTAGCAAAAGAACTAGTTGTGCTACACCAGAAAGGCATAGTCAATCTATACACTTGGGCTAATGGCAAAGAACTAGTTGAGTGGTTTTTGATTGGCGACTTGGACAAAGTGATGTTGGAAACAGTTGTCCTAGATGTCTAGTTTGTAAATCAAACTTAGAACTAATCCCCCGTTGAGAAATTGACGGGGGTTAGTTTTTGGTGATACGAGTTGTATTCATTTTTTCACAATGAGACACGGGTTAAATGAAATGTTGGCGTTTGTCGGAACTTTGTGCTAAACTACTAGTAGTTGGAAAATCCAACTGGAAAAGGGACAAAATGAAAACACGAACTATGAGCGAAAAAACTTGGGACGCTTTGGAAGATGGCGAGAGACGCCCTACTGACGTAGCCGTAAGGGTAAGGTTTCCTAATGGTGCTGTGCTGTTCGCCTACTCACCTGACGGCTATGGAGCGTTTTATTACGACACCCTTGCTGAACTTGAGACTAATCACGGCTAATACTTAAGTAAAAGTTAACCTGGTGGCTACGGCTTCCAGGTTAATTTTTTGCCCGAAAGTTTTAACCAGGGCGAAGTCGTATTCATTTTTTCACAGTTCCCCCTTGCCGACACGCCGTAACTTGACTTTGTCGGTGATAACTGCTAAACTACTCTTGTAGTTAAAACCAGACAAAAGTTTGGGGCTACGGGAAGTAAAGGGAAGTATGAACGGATTACAGGCAAGGGTTCTAGTCATTGGGCTAGAAATGGAAATTAAGTCAAACGGCAGAATGTCTATGACTAGAGAGCCAGCAATGAAGTCTCTAGGTCGCCTACTCCAGATTGACGCTTACGCTACATTTGGCAGGGGCGTCAAAGGTCGCCAAAAGGCTCTGGACTGGCTAAAGGAAATGATTG